GTTTATTCTTAATTGATGAAACTGAAAGTGATGCCGATAGCCAAAAGCCACCAGTAACACAAACTAACTTTGAGGATGCCAAAAGCAAATTGATAGTAGTTAGAACCCTTGCTGAATTACAAAGCGTTTACATGGCTTTAAATAACGTAGAGAAAGCAAATAAAGAAGTAATTGAATTAAAAAATAAACTTAAAACAACTTTAAAATAATGGAAAACTTAATTAAACAAATAGAGCGGTTTCAAGCACAAAATAAAATAACTTATGATACTGCAATGGCTAAGCCATTTAACGAGATAGTGCATGATTTTGCTGGCTTAATAGGAGCGTATCAAAGTCAATTAGAAATAATTAAAATTGAAATAACATGGCAAACAAAGAAATAATAACAGAAAATGAGTTGTTGGAATTGGCTAACCGATACATACAACTAGAGAAAGAGTTTGAGGAATACCGTAAAGAGTTTAAATATTGCATCCACGACATGGAAGATTGTTTTAAACAGGCTAGAGCTGGCGAAGATGGCGAAGCTAAATACTTTACTTTTACTGATTATATTAACCGATTTAAAAAATAAAATGGATAACTTTGCAAACATAACCATAAGTGAGAGCGACTATAAATCGCTTTTACTTAACGGTGCTTTTTTAGATATTAAAATTATATCTATAAAAATATTACCAAATGATAGCGAAATCAAAGATGACGTTACATATAAGGCATTACAAAATGAATATAAAAAAGCAAGGAATAAACTAGAGGATTATAGGTTTCAATTAACAACTAACAAATAAAAGCCATGCCACAATCAGAGGATAAAATAGCACTAGATAGATTGACTTCAGAAATAGTACATTTAGAAAGTTTTATTGAAGCATTAGATGTTCAATTAACCGTTAAACGTTCAAAATTAGAGCAATTAAAGGAACGTAAACAATCACTATTAAACTATTTAAACGAAAATGAAAACTAAACAAGCCAAACAAATAATACTCGGTGCAATAATTTTAGCACTGGTTATATTCGCACTTGCATATTGCAACCGTAACCCACACCGTATTAAAGAGCCGATTGTAGATACTAATCCGCTAAATGATATTGTAAAGGACAAAGAAGCAATTAACGCCACGTTATTGGAAAACAACAAGGCATTAAGAGATAGCCTATTTAAACTCAGTCAAATTAAACCAAAGGTAGTGTACCGTAAAATATACATTTATGATAGTTTATTGATAGCAGACACTGCTTGCACCAAATCACTTGTAACCTTATACAACCAATGTGCTAAAGTGGATAGCGTTAACGAAGTTATTATAAATAACCAAAGTTCCCAAATCGGTAACTTAATTACGGTAACTAATAACCAAAAGGATATAATCGATATAAGAAACTACCAGCATAACTTAGACAGTACTTCTATTGAACAACTAAAAAGTGACGTTAACGATGAGATAAAAAATGGTAAACGTAAATATAGACGTGGCTTATTTCAAGGTGGTGCAGTCGGTTTAGGTTTAGGATTTATAGGGGGGTTGTTGATTAGATAAATAAAAAAAGCTAGGACATGAAACCTAGCTAATTTAAACAAACGTGTAAATATAATATTTATTCTTTAGATTTCAAACCGCTGTATGTAGTCATTCCAAATAAGGCAGCAACAAAGCCATAGTCAATTATGAAGACTTCGCCTATCATACTAAAATCACCCATACAAAGCCATTTAACGTGTGCTGCTACTATGCAGGATATAATCGTAAAGGCTGTTAATTTGCGACTACTAAAGCCAGCGTTACCCATTTTAAAAGAGTCAATTATATTTTTCATCGTACAATAGTTATATAAATTCTTTGCCCTTGCTTTTTCGCACTTTCAATCTTTGCGTATAAATTTTTAGTTGCTAATGTGCTTTCAGTAATCATATTACTTTTTTTACGAGTGCCGCAGAGTAAACAGCCCAAACTGTCTATTTCAGTATTACCTTTATGTATTCTTATGCCGGCATAGCCTTTAACGTTTAATAAAATAGGCATAAACACTTTAAACCTTGCACTCATGGTCCAATCAATCTCATATCTGCCATAAGGTATTGCAGTTTTGCCATAAACCTTTACTTTCAATATTTGCTCCAAAGTTAGTGTGTCATTTAAGCCCCTATCTCGGTCCTCTAATATAAAACATTCAAATACACCATCAATAGTTAAAGTACCTATTGTGCTTTGTTCTGTAAATGTTTCACGCTTTAATTGTAATTCCATATCATTAAATAAATAGTTATGCCTACGCTCAGTCATTAAAATATAGCTTCAATTTTAGTTTCACTTGGTATTACAGCCATTTGTTCTTTGTAAACTATCTTTTTACTTTTGCTTTTTTCATCACAACAATCGGCTTTTATCTCTTCTATTTGATATTGCAAATGTTCAACTTCATAACGTTTCTCAGTGTATAATTCTCTTATATCCGATTTGATAGCAAAGTACATCGACATTAAGCCAGCTGCAAAAGTCATTAATTTTATTTTATTTTCTAAGGACGCAAGTTCTTTCATAGCTAGTTAAATGGAGGCGGGCTTGGTTTTGGTTCGTAAATAATTAAAGGCAAATCTTTAACCCACATAAATTCATCGTTTACACAATTAGCCATTTCCTCTACGCTAATAACCCATTGATTTTCAATAGCTGTTTCAATTGGATTAAAATAGCAATCTGGTGCATACATTTGCCCTACTAATTCATCTTTTTGTTCTACTGTTAGAAGTCCTACATAAGTAGTGTATTCTTCTCTTGTTATATCTGTTAGTTTCATAGTTTATGTTGTTGTTTTAAATTTACTTAAAATTTCTTTAAATATTTCATGAGAATATGAACCTTTTGCTTTATTTACCCAAACGCAAACAAAATGAACATTTCCATCAATATAACCTAATTCGCTATCTATTCTATCTAAAGATATTAAATAAGGGCTTGATGTCATTTCTCTTTTTTCATTATATGTTTTTGGGCAAAGCATGTCAATATTAGTATAACCGCATTTAAAATTTTGTTGCTCTAATATTTCTTGTAATTTTTCAATACTTACTGTAAATGGATAGTTTCTTGATTTTGCACCAGCTTTCCATCTATTAAATAAAGCATTATGAATATCTTTAGTTCCTCCTTTATTACAATTTCTTGGCTGTCTAATTCCTTTATTCCACGCTTTTTTAGTTCCACTTCCTTTGCCTATTTCTCTATCTATTTTATTTCTATCAAGTAACATTCTAACTTTTTCAGAACCTATTTTATACTTTTTACTTAAAGCAGATTGAGACATTCCATTTAAACAATCATTGCATAAATCATTTTCAAAAGAAAATCTTAATAGATTTATTTTTTTATACATTTCTTCTTTACTAAGTATAAAAACATTATGCATTTTTAATACACGTCTTATTCTATCAGTTGTTGCATTCAAGTCTTTTGCAATTTCATGCATAGGCTTTTTACCATAGTTTGATTTAATATAATCAACATCTAATGGCTTTATATGATTCCATCTTCCCATGATACAAATATACAACAATACAAGCATACTACCTAAACATTTCGGGATAAAGTTGTGTTAAAAGTTTGTACGGCATTATATAAGGCTAAGGCTTCAGCATCTGTAAGTCCATCACCTATTGTAGCAAATGCACATTGCTTAGCGCCATTAACAAATACTGGTTGTATTGCTGCTAATAGAATTTTAAAAGTAGGTAATGAGCCTAATTCAGTTGATACTGTTGAAGTGCCTAACTTAGTTGTATTTCTCCAATTGTTATGAACATTTGATGCTGTTCTATTTCCTATAAAAAAACCATCACCTCTTGCAACAGCAGATAAAAGCCTGCCATTATAACCATTGTACTGGTCTGAATAATTATTGCCAGCATAATTAGCATACATCGTTAAACTATTTGTGTTATCATAAACGCCAATTGTAAAAACATCTGTGGTAATATTTGTTCTTGAGTAATAACTTAAATGTGTACTATTTAAAGTTAAAGCAGTTGAGGGAATTAAATAAGTATCAGCGTAAGCATTAGTTCCGTTCGGTTGGTAACCATTACTTGAAAACGTACCGCCTCCAAAAAATACTAATCTATAAGCAGCGTTGAGGTCGCGCGGGTCTTTTAAGTTGTATTTTTGGCTACTTGCTGTATTTCCAACGAAAGGATAGATACATTTCATCTTTGTCCAAATGTTAGCACTTTTTAAATCTAAAACTAACTGATTAGTTGCAGTTGCATTCGTGCCACTAATACCAGTTGCAGTTATAAATGCTTGAGCATCTGGGTCGTTACCACCGCCACTGCCATTGCTTTTTTTCCTTAATGCAAAAGGACTTATTGCTTTACCTATTATCATGTTAGTATAATATTACAGAGCCACTTGTTAAAGTTAATGCTGTTAGTTTATTATTCATTGGTACACAATAATAATCACCAGCTTTTAAAGTAGCTCCACTTAAACCTAAAGAAACCTTATAATCAGTTGCTGCTCCTAAATCATTTACTCCAGTTAAAACACTGATAACAGTATCTTCACGAACATAAAATGCAGTGTGATTAATAGTGTTTGCTGATGTTCCTGTAATTAATTTACTTCCGTTATTACCAGCTATTTTTTCTAATTCCTGTGCCATTTTATTTTGTTTTTAGTATATTAATTAATTCGTCTATTGTTTTATAATTTATTTCGTTTACGCTAGTATTTGGATAGTCAAAGTAGTAAGTACCACACTCTGCTAATGTTAAATGCAAAGCCAATTCATCTAATTTTTCTACATTAATTATTTCAGCGTTTTCAATATTTCGCCAAGTAATTGTATTATTTATTTTAATTAAATTTTCCATTAGAATTTTTGTATAATTAAAGAACTCATAATTGTACTTTCTCCCACCGCTGCATTTTGAAAAGCCGCAATAATATATTGATTAACAGACCAATCAATGTTAAAAGTTTGACGTGCTCCAGTAGTTGTTGTAGCTTCATCACTATTTGATGAATTTGCTGTATTAGATGTTTCACTAATTGTTGCAGATTTAATATATAAATTACGTTCCATTGAAAAAAATCTAAAAGCTCCACTTTGTATTCCAACAAGCGTTGCACCTGTTAAGCTATTAGCCGTATTTATGTAAAAATAATTTGTCGCTGTTCCAGTTTGTGTACTTCTAACACCTCTATTTAATATTTTAACTACGTCACCAGTTGCATAGGTATCAGCTGGTATTAATACCGACTTCATTAAAGTTATAGCAGTTGTTCCTGTTAAGGCTGTACTATCGGTAATATCTTTTGAAACTATTTGTAAATAGTTGCTTTGTTTATTTTTCCATAAACTTGTAGCACTATCGTAAGTTAAAACATCGTTGTTAGCTACACTATTTATTAAAACATTATGAAGCTCATCTAATTCTAAACCATTATCAACTTTTACAAAAATAGTTCCTTGAGTTATATGAGAGTGAACAACATACCCAATAATAACTATATGATTTGGTGCAGTTGGTTTTACATTTGTAATATTACCAGCAGTAGTTGGACTTAAATATAAAATATCTCCATCCGCCCAAGTTTCGCTTTGCAGTGAACCAGTTGTATTTATATTTCTTACTAATCCGCTTGTCGTTATAAAACCCTCTTGATTATTCGCTATTGTTTCCGTTACTAAACCAATTGTTTCAGCACTTAATAAATCATTTGTTGCTAAAGCTAAATCAACTTTTAATCTTTGCCCTTGCGCCCCTGTAACTCGTACAGCTTGATAGTTAGATTCTAATAAAGTAATGTTTGTTGCTGTTTTATTTACTACCCTTGATACTTGTTCTTGTCCGATTTGTAAAGTAACATTGCCACCTTTTAATTTTAAATCTAAAGTTCCATCTGTATCATTCCAAACTACACTACCAGCAGTTGGTGGTATATTAGTAGGCGTATTATCAAATTCTAAATTACCTAATTGTATTCCAAACTCACCTAAATTAACATCACTTGTTGCACCTGTATAAGGTACAAAATTAGTTATAGTTGATTTAATATAGTTACTTAATGTGCTTAAAAGAGTTTTAACAGTTGATCCAGATTGAACTATTGGAACTTGTTCCGCACCTGTTAATGTTCCGGCACTTGTTAAATCACTTATTTTTTTATCTGGCATTATAGTATAATTTTAAATCCATTTTCTTGTAATAAATAACTACCATCTTCTTGTAATAGATAATTACTACCTTCTATTGTTATTCCATTTGGTTTTGTTGCAATATCTATTAAGTTTTTACTAAAATAGCTATTTACATAATTTACTTCACTTGTATAATTTAACACATTAGCGTTAAAATTATCAGTTAAAATGCTATCTAAATAACTATTACTTTGTATTAAATCATAAACATTATCAATAGCTCCGTAATACTGTAAAGATAAGTCAAATAGGCTTTGTTCTTTTTTTATTGTTACTACTTTATTTACTTTATTTGGATTTTCTTTGGCTTCATATTTTATGATTTCAATAGGAGTATAAACCAAATTTAAGCCTGTTAAATTCATATTTATATCCGTAATGATACTATTCTCATTAATTAAATTATAAACCAATGTAGCATCGTTATAGCAGTATAATGCTATATCAAAAATACTTTGACCGTTTAAAACCTTAACTTCTTTCTGCATCTATTGAATAAGTAAAATTCTCGTTTGTACCTTGCACCAATATATCATTTACTTTATAACCATCAGCAGCTAATTGTATATTAATTGCACGTTTTAAAGCATCTGTTTGACCGCTTGAAGCTATGTATTGTTCAATACCAACACCAACTAAAGGAAACTGTTTCCAATGTCCTAAATTAGTGATGCATATTAATTGAATGTGTTGCATATCTGAATCGGAAACCTTAAAATCTCCGTTCTCAATAATCAAATCAAAATTATCATCTAATGTTATATCTTTAACTGCCATCGCCTTGTAATATTGTTATATTTTCTATTTCTAATTGTTGTGTTGGAACTAATGGAGTTACTGATGTAAAGAATGAAGCTAAAGGAAACGTTCCACTTGGTGCTAAAGTAACAACTTGACTACTGCATGCAGTTATTAAATCATTTACCTTATTTTCTAAAGCATTTAATTTATCAGTTAATTCTTGAACTTTCACTAAACCATCAAAGTTTTTACCATTTAACTGTACTTCGCTAACCTTTGAAACCAAAGATACATAAGCAGAATCATCACTTAAAAAAGATACAACTACTATACTATTAACCTCTGGAATCAATAAGAAACCATTATCAATATTAGCCATTAAACGTACATTAATAATATCAGCATCATTATTTAACGGAACGCAATAACATGTTAACGTTGTTAAATCAACACTATCAATAGTACATACTTTACTAAAACCATCGTTATTTGGCTTTACTAAACTTCTTAACGCATCTCTTAAATCTTTGCTCATTATCCTACTTTTGCTCCTAATGTGAATATTTGATGATTGCCAGCATCGACACTATAAATTCTTTTTACTTTCTTAATTAAAAATGTACCATCACGCTCAGGTAATTTTGTACTTATAATTTTTACCCTATCGCCATGTTTCATAACTGGTTCTCCAAACGTTTCAACATCCCCTCTATAACCTGTATATTTATTTTCCTTAATCCATTCTTCAGCAGCTAATTTTAAAGCTGATGCACTCATATTGTACTTATGTATAGTAATTTGATTACCATCTGGATCACCAACAATAATAGGATCACTTTTAGTATTGTCAGGGAACATCGAAATTGCAGAACATTGTATTCTAACATCTTCAGCCCTTGACCACTCTAAAGTGTCGCTATTAATTATAACTTCTTCCATTTTAAAAGTAGATTCGTGAGTAATAGCAGCATCGTTTGCAAAACCAACGTGTAAAACACGAACTGGTTTATTAGTTTTAATGTCTATTATTACTTTGCCAGTTGTTTTATTTACCTTATCTATAAAATAAGAGTACAAACCGTATTCTGATTTAAGTTTGTCTAAAGCAGCCGCAGGAGTTGCATTAATCATTCTAAATTGACCTAAATCAATATCATCTATTATATCATATTCAATATCGTGGTCCGTTAAACAATAATCTAATAATTCATCTAATTTAACGCTAA